CTTAAAAAAAGTGTGCAAGTTGTTGGTGGTGCTGTCAAAGGTTTGTTGGTTGGTGGTCTTGCTTTATTAGTTGCAGGATTTGCAACCTTAGTTGAGGGACTCAGAAACAATCAAGAGGTGATGGATGGTGTCTCTGTTGTGATGAAAACCATTCAGGATGTTGCTGCTCAAGCTGCTCAAGTTTTTGTTGACATGTTTAAAGCTGTCAGTGATGCAACTGGTGGATTTGATGCCATGCAGAAAGTTCTGGGAGGTGCTTTGACTATCTCTTTGAATGTATTTGTGGGAATGATTCAAGGATTAGTGCTGAATTTTAAAAAGGCACAACTGGCATGGGAGGAGTCATTTCTTGGAGGCAATGATCCTGAAACTATTAAAAGACTCAATGAAGAGATCCAAACTGTTGGGGATAAACTTGATAAAACAGGGGAGAACATAAGCAATGCAGGAAAACAAATTAAAGATAATTTTGGAGAAGCTGTTGGTGAAGTTGGACAATTGGCTCAAGGTGTGGCTGATGCAACCCAGAAATCACTTGACACAATTGATGTAACTGCTGCAAATTCAAGAGCAAAAAGAATTGTTCAACTTCAAAATGATGCAAAGCTTGCAATTGCTGAAAATGACAAACTTCAATTCAAATATCAAAGAGATGCAGAACTTCAGAGACAGATCAGAGATGATGTTTCAAAAAGTTTGGCTGAAAGGACAGCAGCAAATGATCAGCTCTTGGTTGTTTTAGGTGAGCAGGAAAAATTGCAAAAAGCTAATGCACAAACACAGGTTGATCTTGCAACTGAAATTCTTGCTGCTGATTCCAAAAACATTGACAAAAAAGTTGCACTCATAGAAGCTGAAAAAGTCTATGCTGATGTGCTTGAAAATATTACTGGATTTATATCTGAGCAAGATGTCAACAGGGTTGGATTATTAGTTGAGGAGACTGATCTGATAAACAGCAGAACAGAAGCTGAAAACATCAGAGCAATTTCTCAAAAAGAGTTTGCAGCAGAACTGAAGCTGGACAACCTTGAGAGAATTAATGCACTGATCCTTGCTGCTGAAGAAGAGGACAGGATTGAAAGGGAAAGACTCCAAAGTAAAATCCTTCTTTACAAAGAAGGTACACAAGCAAGAAGTGATGCAGAACAGGCTTTTGAAGATTTTAAAGTTGCCAGTGAACAAAAACTTTCTGCTTTAAATGCTGAGAAACTAGCTGAAGAAAAAGTGATTGCTGAAGCAAAAATGGAACTTCAATTTCAATTGGCTTCTGCAATAGGTGGGGCAATTGGGCAAATTGGTGGATTATTTAAAGAGGGAACTGCTGCCAGCAAAGCTGCTGCAATTGCTGAGATTGCAATTGGGACTGGTGTTGGATTGATTAAAGGTTTGAGAATTGCACAAGACACTGCGGCACTTGCAGGACCGGGGGCTGCTTTAGCTTTTCCAATCTTTTATGCAACACAAATTGCTGCTGTTCTTGGGGCTGCTGCTCAAGCAAAAAACATTCTGAAAACTGTTCCGGGTGGTGGTGGTGGATCAACAGGATCAGTTTCAGGTGCAAGGGGTGCAATAGCTTCTTCACCTCCAGCCTTCAATGTTGTGGGAGCTAATCCTCAGAGTCAACTTGCAGAAACCATCAGTGGTCAAACTCAAGAGCCTGTGAAAGCTTATGTGACTGCAAGTGATGTATCAACTGCCCAATCATTAGAGAGAAATATAATTGAATCAGCCTCAATAGGCTAAAAAACCAAAATATGAAAATAATTGAATTAGTACTGGATGAAGAAAATTTGCAAGATGACAATGGAATCTCTGCGATATCAATCGTTGAATCACCAGCAATTGAAGAGGATTTCATTGCTTTAAAAAATCAAGAGTTCAAATTTGCTGAACAGGACAAAGAGAAGAAATTGCTTCTTGGAGCTGCCCTTGTTCCTAATCGCCCAATTTTTAGGAAAGACTCAACTGGAGCAGAGGACTATTATATTTTTTTTAGTTCTGAAACAGTTAGGAAAGCAAGTGAATTGTTTTTCATTAAAGGGAATCAATCAAATAGCACTTTGGAGCATCAGAGCGATTTAAAGGGACTTACAGTGGTGGAGAGTTGGATTGTAGAGAGTGAGAAAGATAAGTCAAGACACTACAATTTAAACGTTCCTGTCGGCACTTGGATGGTCAGTGTCAAGTGTGACAATGATGAGATCTGGGAGGACTATGTGAAAACTGGAAAAGTCAAAGGTTTTTCTATTGAAGCTTTTTTCAGTGATAAAATGGCAAGACCTAAAGACAGCACCATCAAAGAAGAGGCAGCAGCTCAAGACTTTATTGATGAAATCAGCAAAATATTAAAAGAGTGCAATGAATAGAAACAAAAAAGAATCAAAAACAGTCAGCAGAACATCTCCAAAATATGGAAGAAGAGGGTGTCTCTGTAAAGACCGAAAAACTTATGATAAAAAATGTTGTACTGGTGAGATGTATGCACAAGGCATTGGGAAAGTATAACAAAATAAGCTCAAAAAAGTGATCCCTTTTTGGGGGGCTATACGTTTTTATAGTATAACAATCTAAATACATGAAAGCTATACAAATAGTAAACCAAATAAAGGATGTTCTTGGAATAGAATTATCAGAGACTGAAGTCAAATTGGAAACAATGAAGCTTGAAAATGGAACCTCAATTGAGAGTCTTGAATTTGCACCAGAAAATGAGGTTTTTATCATCAGTGAAGATGAGCAGAAAATAAGCCTCCCAATTGGTGAATATACACTTGAGACAGGGCAATTGCTTACTGTAACTGAAGAAGGAATCATTGCTGAGATTAAAGATGCAACTGAAGAAGCTCCTGTTGAGCAAGAAGTTGAAGAAGAAGTTGAAGCAAATGAATCAGCAACTGCACCAGTGAAATCAACTGAAACAACACAAAAGGTTGTTTATGCAACTAAAGAAGAAGTGTCTGAGCTTAAATCAATGATTGAATCTCTTTTGGAGAAAAAAGAATTGAGTGAAGAAGTAAAGGATGTTGAATTGACAGCAGAAGTTGTTGAGCCAATTGCACACAACCCAGAAGCAGCTTCAGAGCCACAAAGCAATTTACCGAGAAAAACTAATTCTAAAATCAACAGAATTAGAGAGATGATATATATAAACAAATAAAAACTAAAAAATGTCAAATACAATTAATACAAGTAATGATGTCCTTAGAGCTAGATCAAAGCAAATCACTTTGACAGAAACTCAGGATGTTTTTGCAAATCAAGCTGGAGGTGAATTCAACATTGCAACAGATGCAAAAGTGATCACTCTTCCAAAAATTAGTGCTGAGAACATAGGAATGGAATTCACATTCAGAAACACTGGAGCAGATGGAAACAACATCATCACAATTTCTCCAAATGCTGCTGATGCAATTCATGGCAAAGTAGCTGCTGTCTCTTCTGGAGGAGTAGTGAACAAAGACTGGATCAACACAAAAGCAACTGCAACAAAAGGTGACTTTGTTATTTTAAAGGCTGTTGCATTAACAGAATACTACATCACAGGTGGTGATGGAGTTTGGGCATCAGAAGCATAATAAAAATAAATAAAATTAAAAAAAAGAAAATGAAAGTAGACTTAGGAAGTACGCACAATATCACAACTACGTTCTCAGGCAAGGCAGCACAGGGTTACATGTCTGCGAGTTTGTTGAGTGGAAAAACACTTGATTCAGGTGCAATTGATATCAGGGATAATATAAAATTTAAAGAAGTTATTCAGGTTTTAAGTTCTGATGCTAATTTGATCAAACCGGGAACGTGTGATTTTGATGCAACGGGAACATTGACAACAACGGAGATTGTTCTTGAGCCGAAAGAAATCCAAGTGAACATGGAAGTTTGTGCAAAAAATTTCAGAAATGGATGGGAAAGCGAGCAAATGAAAGGGATCAATTCAACATTGCCACAAACATTTGGACAATTCATTCTTGAGCATGTAGTTGAAAAAACTGCTGCTGCAATGGAAACTGCAATCTGGCAGGGAACTGCTGCATCTGCATCAATTCCCTTTAATGGATTTGAAGTTTTAGCTGCTGCAAATGGAGATGTTGTTGATGTGGCAAAAGCTGCAATAACAGCTTCGACAGTAACGACAGAATTAGGGCGCGTAGTCGATGCAATCCCAACGACAGTCTATGGTAAGGAGGATTTATACCTTTATGTGCCTACGGCAGTTTATCAGTCTTACATAAGAAGTTTGGGCGGATTTGGTGCAGCCAATTCTTCAAATGTGACAACTGGTGTTGATGACAAAATGGGGACTTGGTACAGAAATCAACAGGAGCTTTATTTTGATGGAATCAAGCTGCTTCACTGTCCGGGTATGACTTCAACGGATATTGTTGCCACTACTAAAGACAATTTGATTTTTGGAACTTCTTTATTCTCAGACATGAATAATGCTTCAGTAATTGATGGAGCTAGCTGGGGTTCACAGAACTCAAGAGTGATATTGCGTGGATCTGCTGGTGTGACGCTAGGGATAGGATCTGAAGTTGTTTTTTACTCTTAATTATTAACCATATAGGATGGGGAGGCAACTCCCCTGACTATTTTAAAATCAAAAATTTATGGCTTGTTTAGTAACGAGGGGGAGAGCAATTAATTGCCGAGATATTCAGGGGGGCATTGCTGCTGTGTATATCACCTCTTATGGATTATATGGTGCAATCACAGAAGCATCAGATGCCATTTCAGATATGGCAGGGAGTTTCACAGCATTTCGTTATGATTTGGATGGTGCAGGAAATTCATTCACAACAACTGCAACCACTTCAAAAGATAATGGAACAACTTTTTTCAGCACTGCACTCACTTTGACTCTTCCAAAATTGAGCAAAGAGGACGGAGCTGAATTAAAACTTTTGGCTTACGGTAGACCGCAAATCGTCGTTAGCGACAGGAATGGGAATGCATGGTGTTTAGGAAAAGTGAATGGAAATTCATTGACTTCAGCCACAATGCAATCTGGGGATGCTCGTGCCGATATGGCTGGGTATGTTCTTGAATTTGGTTCTGAGGAAATAGCTCCTCCAGATCTGATGAATGGTGCAACAGTAGCAAATCCATTTGCTGGGATGAGTAGTGCAACAGTGACAATCACTGCTGGGACTAACTCTTAAAATTTGTGTTTTGTTCTGGGTAGTTATCATCATGATGCTGCCCTAACAAAACCATAAAAACAAACACATGAAAGACAAAAAAACACAATACACTTTTAAGCTAGTTTCAGAGACTGACTTTGAAAATATTTCTGAAAAAGAGGTTTCCAAAATATTAGATGAGGAGCAACTCAAAACACTAAACAAAAACAAAATTTTCAACATGTCTCAAGGGACTTTTAAAATGTTGTAATGATTGTATTAGACAGAACACAAGCAAATCACACAATTAATATAATCCCCAGAAGTTACACACCAACAGGGGCAGCAATTTTCAAAGTAGTGATTAAAAATGAGCAGGAAAATAAGCAAGTTTACTCTGCAACAGTTTCAAGCTTGACAGCTTTAAAATATTATTATACTTACACAGCAAATTTTGGACTTGATACAGCAAAAGATCAGACTTATTTGCTAGAGGTTTCAAATACTGCAACAAACTCTGTTTTATACAGAGATAAAATATTTGGAACAAATCAATCAGTCAGCACATATTCACCCAACACAGGCAAATTTATCACAAATACAAGTGCCTCAAATGATTTTCTAGTTTATGAATAGTGATTTCCATGTTTTAAATTTAGCAGCTTATCAGACACCTGAGATCTATGAAGATCCTCATTCTGATTATGTTGGGTATGGGGATCATAATGATTTTTATACAGAGTTAATCAATGCTTTTTTAAACTCTCCCACCACAAACAGCATAGTCACTGGAGTTGTAGGTCAAATAATGGGGAAGGGCTTCTCAGCACTTGATGCTAACAGAAAGCCAGATGAATTTGCTGCTTTTAAAAATCTATTTAAAGCAAAAGATTTAAAAAGAATTTGCATGGATTATAAGCTTCTGGGAGAGGCTGCATTTCAAGTGACTTATAGTGGCAAAAAAGTGGTGCAAGTTTCTCATTTTAACAGAGAGACTTTGAGAGCTGAAAAATGTGATGACAAAGGCAAAATTAATGCATATTATTATTCACCAAAATGGAGTGAACACAGAGAAGGTGACAAATTAACAAGGATACCAGTCTTTGGATCTGGAGCTGCAAATGAGATATATATCATCAGAAGGTTTATTCCTTCAATGCATTACTATTCGCCGCCTGATTGGGTCTCTGCGTTAAATTATTCAAACCTTGAGTGCGACATTTCTTCGTATTTGGTGAATGAAGTTTCAAACTCATTTTCAGGCACGAAGCTCGTTAGTTTTTCGAATGGAGTACCTACACAGGAAAAACAACATGCAATCAAACAGGAGATCCTGAACAAGCTCTCAGGAGCAAATGGAGAGAAGATCATTGTGTCATTTAGTGATTCCCCTGACAATAAAACAACCATTGAAGATATTAGTGTGTCTGATGCTGCTGATGTTTATGAATACATCAGTGAAGAGTGTACAAAAAAACTGCTTTTAGCAAACAGAATCACCAGTCCTTTGTTGGTTGGAATTAGAGATGGAAGTGGTGGATTAGGATCAAATTCTGAAGAAATTCTCAATGCTCATAATCTCTTTGAAAATGTAGTCATTAAACCCTATCAAGCAGACATCATTGATGCAATTGAGGAGATCCTTGCAGTGAATGGAATTTCATTAAAAATCTATGTGCAGACATTGACTCCAATTGAGTTCACAGATGAAACTTTGGTGACTCAAGAACAAAAAGAAGAAGAGACTGGTCAAAAGCTTTCACTAGCTGTTGATATAGATGGAAAAGAGGCATATTATACAAAAGAAGAAGCAATGGCAGTTGCTGAAATTATGGGCTGTTCAGGATTTCATGAAATGGAAATGGATGGTGAAGTTTATTTTATGCCTTGTGAGAGTCATGATCTAAAAAAACCATGTTGGGAAGGATATGAAATGGTTGGATATAAAACAAAAAATGGAAAAAAAGTTCCCAATTGTGTTCCTATAAAAGCCACAAAAAAAGATGTTGAAATGTCTAGTGATTTCCCTCATCTCTCTGATGAAATGGGAGTTGAGATGATTAAACTTATGGATCAGGTGGGAGAAGAAGAAAATTTGGATGGTTATGAGCTGATTTCTGTGGAAGATGCCAGTGATGAGCCTGATGATTTTCACCCTGAACAGTATTTGAATACTTTAAAATTAAGCAAACCACAAACTGATTCATCACTTGACTCTGAAATGTTCAAAGTAAGGTATAAATATGTGAGAGGCAGAGGAGTTCCAGCAAATAAAAAAGGGAACAAAAGCAGAGAGTTTTGTGAAAATATGATGAGCAAAGGTCTTGTTTACAGAAAAGAAGATATTGATTTCCTAAGTTTTCAGGGAATAAACAAAGATTTTGGGCATAAAGGGAAAGCATACTCACTTTTTAAGTGGAAAGGAGGTTCCTACTGCCACCATATATTCGAGAGAAGAGTCTACATGAAAAGGCTCAACAAAGAAGGTCAAGCATGGGGAGGAGCTGCACTAGTTGGAACTGATAAAATAAGTGTGCAAGATGCAATCAGGAGGGGTTTCAAGCTGCCAAAACAACCTTCTGAAGTTGGACAGGCTCCAATTATGAGAGAAGATAAGGGGAAATATTAAAAACAGAAAATGGCTGAAGTTTTATTTTGTAGTAAAGAGGACATTGTGAGAAGGTCTCCAATAATTGATGGGAATATTGATGCAGATCGATTGACTCCAGCACTTCATTTGAGCCAGACTCAAAATCTAAGACAAACAATTGGAACTGATTTATATGATTATTATGTGAATGCAATCACTGCTTTGATTAATAATGGAACAGCAATTCCAACAAATCATCTGGATTTATTAAATAATTACATCAAACCCATCTTGATCCACCTCACAGTTGCAGAGTATTTGCTTGAGGGAAACTACACTGTTTCAAATAAAGGAATTTTTGTGCATACTTCAAAGAATAGCAAAGTGGCAACATCACAAGAGGTCAAAGAGCTTGTGCAAATTGAGAGAGACAGGGCTGAAAGTTACAAAGAGAGGTTTCTTGATCACATGGCTTTTTATGCTTCTGCAAACTTTCCTGAGTGGTATTCAAACACCAATGATGATGTATCACCAGATCATGAGTCTTTCACCATTGATTTTGTATTGTAATGAGTGGATACGGATCAATATATGCAATAAGCTGGTGGGGAGATGTAAATGCTCCCAATGGATGGGGATTCATTTATCCTGCAAATGCTGATGGGGCATTTTTAACAGCAGACACAACTTTGCTTTCAGCAGATACAACACAAATAAAAGCAGATGCAACACAATCATAATAATAAAAACTATAAAATAACATAACTAACTAATAATCAAATGGCTAGACAGGAAATAAATATTGGGGTTTCAGCGAATGACGGAAATGGCGATCCCTTACGCACAGCATTTTCAAAAATAAATTCAATGACATCTGAATTGTACACAGATGATGCATCTGATGTAAATTCTATTGTGGCAACAGCACCAATTGCTAGAGATAATGCAACAGGAGTTGTGACAATCTCTTTGAATGATGGTGGAGTTATTACGGATAAATTAGCAGATGATGCAGTGACAGCGGATAAACTAGCAAATGCAATCAATTCTGCAATTACAGCAAACACTCTCAAAGAAACAAATGCAAATCATTCTGGTGATGTTACAGGTGCAACTGCTTTGACTATTGCATCAAATGCAGTAACAACAGCAAAGATTTTAAATGATAATGTTACCCACGATAAGTTAGAAAATAGATATACCGCAGCAGTTACAGTTTCAACCTTGACAGGTGCATATAGTTTGGACTGGTCAACAGGTGCTGTTTTTGTAATGAGTGGGACTTTAAGTGGTGCTATTGAGTTTGATTTTACAAATTTTAAAGCAGGGCAAACAATAGATATATATAATTTAACAGGAGCGCAAACAATCACATTTGATTCAGATGCAGGAACAAGCGAAGTATTCAATAAATGTGGAGCAGTAGATTATGACGGAGCAGCAACAAACCTAATACAAGTTCAATGTGTGGACGATTCAGCAACTGCGGTTTTTAATTATGCAGTTAGTGCATATGTAAGTGATGCGTCACCAAGCTAAAAATATAAAAATTATGAAAGGATTACAATTAGATAACGGAACGATTAAAACATTTAATTCAGCACCAAAAAGTTTTGGAAAAATTATTGGGGGTTTTAACACCTTAAATGATACTGAACTTGAAGCGTTTGGATTTTACAATATAGTTACTCCATCAATTACGGAAAGTCAAGAATTAGGTTCTATTGAGTGGGATGCAAATAATAGCGTTTTTACGTTTCCAATTCAAAATAAAACGTTTGCTCAATCTTTAGCAGAATTAAAAGCTGAAACAATTAAAAAACTAAAAATCATTTATAGTCATAAATTATCAAAAACGGATTGGATAATTATTAGAGACCAAGAACTTGGAAACACTACCGATTCGGATGTTACATCTTCAAGAGCAACTTTAAGAAGTGATTGTGCAACTCATGAAAGTTCTATAAACTCAAAAACTACAAAAGCACAAGTGGTGGAGTATTCATTACCTAATTATTTCTAAATGGGATTTAACGAAAAGTTTTTTGCAACAGTTGCGGCAGGAAATACTCCGAGTGCGGTAACTACCAATACAGTACAATTTAATGGAACTTCATCTCCAGGTACTGGACTCAAGGATGTTCTTTATAGAATACCGTCATCAGCAAGTAACAGAAAAACTTGGACTTGGAGTGGATGGGTAAAAAGAGGAGGTACAGGGAATACTGGTTTTGGTATTATTTGGAATGCAGCAAATTTTAGTTCTGCGGGCGATTTGGTTAATTTAATAAATTGTAACTGGAAAAGTAATGGAGAACTAGCTTTTTACACCGCAACTGGTGGTGGTTCTGGTCAACAAAATAGCGTAAAATCGACATCAACCTTTACTGATGCATCAAAATACCATCATATTGTTTATGTTTTAGACACTACAAATTCAACCGCAGCAGATAGAACAAGAATATATTTTGACGGAAGTAGAGTATCGGTAACAACTGAAGCAGGGACCGGAAATCCTGCATTAAACTTTCAAGGGGATGTTAATAATACATCTCATTATAATATGATTGGGCAATACGCTTATTCAACTGGATACACTAATTCTTTTTATGGCAGAATGGCTTTAATGGATTTTGTAGATGGTCAAGCTTTAGACCCCACATATTTTGGTGGAGCGGTAGGTTCAGACTGGCTTCCAAAAGTCTATGATGGAAGTTTTGGAACTAATGGGTATCGAATATATCTCGCAAATTCACAAAGTATAGGAGCAGATACTTCTGGAAATAGCAATAATTATACTGTAAATGGTCTTACTGGAGCAGATATTAATAGTGAAACAGTTCCAAGTTAATAGCTTAATAATGGAAGAAATGAAAATTGCTTTTTTCAATCTTAGTGCTTTGGCTATTAATTTAACCAGCATCAATGAAGAGCTGAAATTTTTGTCTCTAGCCCTTGCCTGTATTTATACCACAATATCAATCATTCAAAAAATTAGAAAATGAAACTTCCACGAAATGGGGTTGCCAAAGAGATCAGGCATTACAGCGGTGCGTTATTGATATTTTTTTTCATCATTGGAATTATTATCACATTGATACAGTTTCCAGTCTTAGACAGCAACAAAGAAATTGTGATGACATTAATTGGAATTTTGAGTGCATCTTCTGGAATTGTGATTTCAACAATTGTGGGAGCAAAGCCTGATGATGTAAATGCTTTAAAACAATCACTTGAGAAAAAAGAAGAGTATATCAGTCATTTAACAAAAGCAAAGGATGATTATGAGAGCATGATCATCAAGCTACAAAAAGACATGTTGAAAAATCAAGATGACATGTTTGACAGAATCATGCTAAAAGAGGCAATGGATCATGATAATAAAAACAAAAAATAGACTATGCAAACATTCATAATATTAATGAGCTTGATTTTTACTGCTGGAATAGTGGTTTTAATTTTAATGTATTTCGGTTATATCAAAGACAAAGACAAAGATGGAATCCCTGATGTCATTGAGCATAATGTTGAGGAGCTTAAAAAAGAAATTAAAAAGAAAATTGCAAAAAAGAAAAAATGAAAGAGCCAAAAATTTGCCAATGTGGGCAGTCATCAAATCCAGATGGGTTTTGTGATGGGACTCACAATAAATAAAAGATGAATTATTTTGAATATAAAGAATTTGATTGCCCCTGTGAAGATTGTCAAAGGGCTGAAAGTACTGGTGTTAATATGCAGCCTCAGTTTCTTGAGATGCTCGACCACGCTAGAGCCATATCAAAGGGGACTTCGTTTAAGATCAACAGCGGCTTCAGGTGTGAAAATCACAACTCAAGAGTGGGTGGAAAAAATAAAAAAGCAGGCTCAAAAGGATCTTCACACATGTATGGATGGGCGGCAGACTTGGCGTGTAATACATCACAAGAAAGACACAATATTCTTGCCTCTCTTAGAGAAACAGGGTTCAACAGAATTGGAATTGCTTCCACATTTATACACGTGGACAATGATCCAGACAAAGCCCCCAATGTCACTTGGACATATTAGTGGGACAACAGGAAACACAATTTTATGGAAAAGAAAAAATTCAGTCAAACAAGTGTTGGAAAATTCTTACTAAATAAAATCCCAAGTGTAGTGGGGGCAATTGCAGGGGACACACCTGTTGGATCTGTCATTCAAGCCATAATTGGTGGAAGTGACATGAGTGATTCAGACAAAAAAATTGCCCTTGAAAAACTAAAAAATGAGAGAGCTGAAATTGATGGAACAACCAGAAGGTGGGTTGCAGATTCAAGATCTGGTTTTCTGTCCTCAAATGTGAGACCATTGACATTGATATTTTTAACAATCAGCTATGTGATAGGATGGTTTTTAAATTATCCTCTGGACTCAATCACTGGTTTGTTGTCCATTGTTATTGGTGGATATTTTGGATCACGTGGGGTCGAGAAAGTATTTGGAAACTCTAAACACCAATAAATGCATCAAGAAAGACCAAGACTCAGAGGCAACAAACTTGCTGCATATAATCACATTACAAAAGATGAATCCAGAATCCTTGTGATAGGAGATCTTCATTGTCCTTTTGATTTGGATGAATATTTTGATTTTTGTAAAGAAACTTATTCAAATTTTAATTGCAATCAAACAATATTTATCGGTGATGTGATCGATAATCATTATAGTTCCTATCATGAGACAGATGTTGATGGGTATTCAGGAGGAGATGAGCTTGAATTGGCAATTGACAGGCTTAAAAGATACTACAAAGAGTTTCCTGTTGCAGATGTAATCATTGGCAACCATGATCGTTTGATAATGAGGAAAGCACAAACATCTGCAATTCCTAAAAAATGGATTAAAAATTTTAAAGATGTTTTAGAAGTTCCCACATGGAATTTCACTGAAAGGATTGAATATGACTCAGTGCAATATATTCATGGAGAAGCAGGAACAGCAAGAACAAAATCAAAAGCAGACATGCAGAGTACAGTTCAGGGACATCTCCACGTGCAAGCTTATACAGAGTATTCTTGTGGAAGAAATTTCAAGGTCTTTGGAACTCAGACTGGATGTGGAATTGATTTCACTTCTTATGCAATGGCTTATGCTAAAGCAGGGAAAAAACCAGCAATTGGATGTGCTGTAATAATTGGAGGACACACTCCAATAAATTGCATGATGAATTTATGATGTTTTCTTTGTCTAGGGTAGACAGACAGACAGATTTTATTGTGTAAAAAAGGAGCTAATTCTTGGAGTTCCACCTCATTTTGCACCTCACCAAAAAGAAACCCCCAGTGTGATTGGGGGTTGAGGGATTTATTTGCGGTCTGGACGGGACTTTTTGTGTATTAATTACAATTAAATAATATTTAACATTATTAAAGATTATTTATTTATATCAATAATACAGGGCAAATATATATTAATAATTATAAATAAAAATAAATA